CGGGAGTAATAATAGATATTAATATATTGGAGATGACACAATAATGTTTAAAAAAGTACAAGAATCAAAACAAATAGGAACTCAAAATGTAAATGGAAAAGATATTCCTATTCTACAGCCTGAAGTATTTGTTGAAGTAAAAAATAAAAAAACTGGAAAGGATTATGATTCTCCAGAAGAAGCAAAAAAAGATGTAAACGATCCAAAGACTACAACAACTGAGAATGACATAGAACAAAATGTTCAAGTCAATGTCACTCAGCTGCCTGATTTTAAAGGGGAAGTAAAGTACGATTAAGCACTACACATTTCACACACTTCTGGTTCATTTAAAGGTGTAACAATATTTTCTTTTACTTTTTTATTATGACATTTACAATCTACATGTCTCTTTAAATCTCTTTCTAATGCTGTAATTCTACTAAGTGCTTTTGATAATTTATCTGCTAAGTATGCAATTGATGCAGACGCTTCTTCTTGTGTCATAATGATCTCCTATATTAAATTTTTGGGGTAAGGATTACCTTACGATTTTAAAAAAACAATTTCAACTAAACAATTAAAATTGTTTTCTTGACTTTATTTCTTTTTTAACAGGTCGTGAATTTGTTGTCCTTGTACATTAATCATGAACCCTATAAATATAATAGCTACTAAAATTATTATAAGTAATATAGTATTTATTGTCATAATGACCTCCATCCGTTTGGGTGAGGAATACAATGTTCTGTACTAATTCCCTCTTTCATGGTTAATAGTATATCAGCACTAATACTAATTCTAGGTTCTTCTTTAGTATTTTTTATTGTGTAATGTAATAATTCACTTGGAAATATAACAAAGTCTCCTGATTTTACAGGTATCTCATAACTAGCAAAATTAAATTGATTCCAATTTTTTATATATTCATCTGTGGGTGGTATAAACAAACCTGTTTGTGCAGCTAGTTCTTGTTCAAACTTTACATTTCCCATATCTTCATTTCGTACGTAATACACACAACTAAAATGACTTGCCGTATGTTTATGACTAGCAATGTGTTGATCTTTTACGGTGTATGTTGCCCAAGCTTTTGTAAAGTGTGCATCAAATTTATTTAAATCATATCCTCTTGCTTCTAAAAACGCTTTCACATGTTGTCCTAATTGTGAAAATAAAAACATATACATTGGTTTTTGATGTAGGTTATCAACAGCATCATCTAAATTAGTAAAGTTTGTATTACCTGTGACATCTGTTGTAGCTGCCACACTACCAGGCTTTTCTTTAACAAATGATTCTATGTTAGGTATTAATAATTTATTTATTGTTTCGTGATCGTGTATTGTTGTTTTATAAATTGATTTACCAAAAAGATTACTAATTGTAGCTTCCTGATCCATAAATTACCTCCAAATATTCTATTTTAGTTACCCATCCTTTTGGTATTGCTATTGCTCCACCACCATGATTATCATCCTTATCTACACACCAA